ACCCGGCCTCGATCCGCCCGCCGGACGAGCCTTTTATGGCGTTGGCGTAAGAGTCGTGTATCTTGCCGTCATCCGATCTAAAGAATAGGCGAGGCTCACCGGAATCATATACCAATCTTGAAGATGGAGGAGTATAATTCTCAATATCATTTAAAGGCAAGACATTGCCGGAGAATATAATCTCACCATCTATATTTCCACCCTTCACCCTAATATTAGGTCGTTGCCCGGTAAAAGCGCTTTCCACGGCCTTCCATAACATACGGGCTGTTTCCTTAATATCTATATTCTCCCTGATAGCCCTTATATCATCCCATGACGCCTCTTTCAGTATCGTATCACCAATATTATCCTCGTTTATGGAATCCAGATCCACCTCCTGTACCGTGGATGTATCTACCACAGCCATATCATTGACATCACCTACCTCTCCGGAGGTAAGATAAGCCACGACATTGTCGCTATTCCCAAGGCTTCTGGCCAACGCTGGGGCATCCATATCGCTTATGGCGGACAGGACCTTGGCTGACATAAGTTGCCCCCACTCGCTGGCGCTAAGTCTGGCACTTATGGATCTGGCCGCCTCCTTATTCCTTGGCACGGATCTAGTCCAGTCTCCGAACTTAGACCTGAACTTATCGTTATAAATAGTCATATAAGCCTCAGCGGCCTTATTAAGGTCACTTACGGCGGCTATACCCGCTATCTTATCGAACAAGGTGGATACCTCGCCGGAAGGGGTCAAGACACGGGTTATCTTACCTTCCTTATTCCTTTTAATTACGCAACTCGACATAACTTCATGTTTTTGACAAAGATAAACAAAAAGCCCCCACAAATAAGCGGAGGCTGATATTCTTATATTCCTTATAGAATTTATGACTTAATCCGTATTCTTGCTATTGATGAACTCACTAACGCAATCACCAGCGAAGCCGGCTATATACGCTGCGTGTTCATCCTCTCCAACCTTAAATCCAAGAGACATGTTGCAAAATTGGCATACGCTCATTGCTATATGGAATGACTCGTGACATATATTTCTCATTATTAAATCATCGTCGCTCGAAAAATTCCAAAGTCTGGCAAATTTATCATCATCGTCCCTATCCCTTACCAAATTCACGAAAGACGCCTCCTTATCCATATCATCTTCATCTCCCCATTTCCCCTCGTGTTCAGGTTCCATATTCTCGAAACGATCACACAACGTCTTATAATCTAATCCAACCGTGATAATCAAATCCAACGGATATATCACGAAATCAAATTTCTTTTCTCTCATAATCCCTTTAATTTTTCTATAACCTCAAAACTCCAATAACGACCACCCTCTCGGTGCAGGAACTCACTCATTACCTTAGTGTCAGCCACATCATGTAGATCGTATGAGTCAAAACATAACTTACATATATCGTCAAGATCAAAATAAGTAACCTTATTATACGACATACAACGGATTTGTCTCCCATCAGGAACCTGAACATCGAAAACATTTATCTTCTCCATATTAAAAAAAAACAGAGGGATGCCGATCCCATCACAGACCGGTATCCCTTATAATAAATTAGCGACGAAAAGCATGGTGATGGACATGCGCCACAAATGTAATTACAAAATTCGTAAAAACAAAATATCAAGGGCAATCACCTATGCATTCGCACGGAGCATCGCTTTTCAAAACCCCATACACCCGATTGTCGCTAGTCAGCCATCGTTTGCCGTCGCTCGTGATATAAGCCTGCCGGCATCCCTCCTGATTCACCGTGAGCGTCTTCTTAACACCTTTTGGAGTTGTTATCTCCAACTCAAGAGTTCGGTCAAGACCGTTGTTCATCACCGAGCCAAAGGAAACGGGGGCGCTTCCGGCCCCGGACCCCGGACTGACGGTCAGAGGCTGGTCCGTTACCTCGCCTACCCCGTCCTTCCAATTAATATTCAAATCATTAGCCATAGTTGTATTATTTTTGTTCTATTGCAAAGATAGCAAAACAAATAAACCCCAACCGGCTTTAGTCGATCGGGGTCTGAGTAAGCGAAAAGAAACTGATTATCGTCCCATCATTCTCAATACGGTTCTAGCCGCAGCTTGCGCCCATGTCCAGCTGTCATTAGATGTTACGTTAACCGTCTGTTGAGTACCATTTACATCCAAGTTAATAATCTCCTTGTCAAGCTCGATAGTAGAGTCTCCAGCGGCTTGCGTTACCGTCACGTTGGCTGTCTGGCCACCAGCGGCAGTTACCTTCAATGTAGCTGTCAGTTCCTCGATCGTGACGTTGGCCGGTACGTCCGAGATCGTGATGCTCCAAACGAACTCGCCAGCGGCTCCGGGATCGTCGGCGATAATCGCTCCGTTAGCCGTAGTCTTTCCAGCCGCCGTGTAGTTAGCCGGGAGCCGTAACGTAAGCCCGTTCTCCTCAGCCGGCGTGACCGCGAACGTAAGCTTAGTACTGTTAGACTTACCGGTGATGGTAACATTACCACCTGTCTTTTGTACGGAAGCGTTAGGGCTGTCTGATCTTACCACCTCAGCAGCCGCTGCCTGATTAACTACCAACGCCTTCTTAGCCCCGCCGTTCGTGGTGACCGTAAGGTTGATAGTGCGTTGAAGACGACCGGTGTGTTTCTCACCGGAGAAATTAACCGCCTGATCTCCTGATCCTGATACCGGGTTTACGGTTACGAAACCAAATTTTTGTGATGCCATACTTAAATATATTTACAAATGTCATTTTATTATGCCAAAAATAATCTATATTTAATTACACGTCAAATATAGGGGGGGGGTAGATACGACTAGCCCTGTACAACCTCAACATACAACCCAACCAAGTCCTTTAGATTATGACTAAGAGGAGTCCCGCTATCCCTTGTGCATTTATACACGTCAGCGTTCTGAATGTAATATTTATCCTTAAATATCTCCATAGGAGGGAAATAAGGGATAGGATCACCTATAGTCCCGGCGTGCTCCTTGTCAACAACCTTATATAAGGAGGCCGTATTGAGTCCAGGCTCCCATTCCGACGATAATGTATGTGGCTGGATAACCTCGTAAAGGATATCCGTATCCTCCTTAACTACCCTAAGACAAAATCCGGTATCCACGGATAGCCCGAACTCCGCTCTTTCTTGTCCCCATATAGGAAATAGGACCTTAACATCCAATTTCTCGTTGGATGATAAGGATAAAGATTTGTCATTAACCAACATCCTAGAAAACTCGACAGCTACTTTTTGAGGATCGAGAGCATCCTTCTCCTTCGCCTGTTGCTGGATGTACGCCGTGGTAACACTTACCTTATCGGGATAGCCGGACTGAGCGTCAATAGCCCTCACCTGCTCTACGGTAGTGGCTAGATTGATCTGCTTTTGCTTGTCCCCTAACGCCGACATAAGATCATTATCATACTTATCCATCATCCCGATCAAGATCTTGCCTTCCGTCATATCGAACTCCAGACCCATAATCGTTATCTTACCAGCTATAGCCCCATCAGCCAAAGCGTTACGCCTATCATATTCAGGGATATAGATATTTTGGTCATCCAAGAAAAACTCATGAAGATTATTATTCTCATAAGTCCTGATCTCCTCATACTTAGCCGATGCCTCCTCATTAAGAAGCCTTGAGTCATCCAATTTAGCCTCGATAATCTCCTTAACCGTAGCTTTAGGATTAGCCTCCTTGAACGCCAATTGCTCCTCCCCAAGCTCTATCCATGGGGCGGGATTCCCGTTAATGTAATCATCATAACTATAGCCCTTAGCGTAATTATCATCAAGCGGATCGTCCTGAACTAATTGATTGGGATATATTTCCCTGTTTATATATACGTAGCTCATGTCTTATATCATTAATCTTGTTCTTTAACGGCGATGCTATACTTACCTGAAGCGTAACACCAGATATTTATCTCGAAAGGCTTGTTAGCCGTAGTGGTGATAGAAGTTCCGCTCATGCTGACATAATCCCCGGAGTTGGGTATCGCTTGGGTGAAAGCCGCTGAGGGAACGCACCTGATCATCAACTCCTCCCCTACCTGCATGCCGGAAGCCACGGATAAGGTCGTAGCGGATGATAACGTGGCCGTGATACTTCTCTTGCTAATAGGCAGGTTAGCTAATGTCGTGACCGTATTAACTCCTATAAGCCTGTTCACGGTCTTCTTGTCAGCCGCCGCCATCAACCCGTTAGTAGACTCGTTGGCTACGGCGTATGTCGTGTTAGGAGGTGTAGCCCAAGTGCCATCTCCACGCATGAAACTGGATGTGCTTCCATTAAGCTGTCTCAATAAGCCGTTAGCTGTAGTAGAGGCCAATCCGTATGTGGTATTGGTAGGTACGACCCATGTCCCGTCACCACGAAGAAAAGATGCCTGCTTGCCAGCGGCTGGGGCCGGTACCAATCCCGCAGCACCAGCCGCCGAGGCCGTAGCCGCCTTCATATTGGCGTAGGTAGTATTCGTATCCTTATAATAGGGGATACCACCGACAATAGGACAGGCGGTATAGCCGGAAGCGCTTGTCACGGTACTGCCGTTCTTGACCAATCCTGTGGTTCCATTAGCTCCTACGACACTATACGTCGTATTAGTGTCTGTCCAAGGCACGTTGACATACATCTTACCACTACTATCCAGCTCTACCGGATAATTCTTACCGTTCTCAGTATATCCGATCATCACCAATCCTAATGTCGTGGTATTGGCCTTGGCGTATGTGGTATTTGTCGGAACCTCCCATGTGCCATCACCACGAAGGAAGGAGGCTTGCTTGCCGGCGGCAGGTGCGGGGACCAAACCTGCCTTTCCCGCCGCTGAGGCAGAAGCGGCTCCCATATTGGTGTATGTCGTGTTGGTATCCGTCCACGGAACATTCACATACATCTTACCATTTCCGTCAAGAGCTACCGGGTAATTCTTTCCGTTAGCTGAATACCCGATCTTAACAAGACCCAGATTATCGCTTGTAGCTTGGGTATAAGTCGTGTTACTGTCAGTCCAAGGGACATTGACGTACATCTTGCCATTAGCCAAGAGCACAGCGTAGTTCTTTCCATTAGAGGCATAGCCGATCTTAACCAATCCTAAGGTGTCGGCCGTGGCTTCATTATACGTGGTGTTATTATCTGTCCATGGAACGTTAACGTAAGCGTTGCCGGACGAATCCAGTTGCACCTTATAGTTCTTCCCGGAAGTCGGATATCCTACCTTAATACCGCCAAGAACGGTAGCGGAGGATGTCGGAGGGGTGAAGGTGTTAGGCTTACCCGTAACCCCGGACCATGGCACAGATGACGCATAACCTGCCGTATAAGGCTCGTAACCGGCCTCAGTATTCAACTTACTATCATCCTTGACCAGATACATCTTATTCGTGGCCGTCACCTTAACCGTGTCCCCGACCTGAGCCGTGGCTGTAGTAAGTTTAAACCTTGCCGTATCATCAGCAACCACGACCATTCTCTCTAAGGCCGCTTTAGGCAACCTATCTATATTGATAGTACCGGACGTGATCTTAGAGGCGTCGAAGTTCGTCAATGTCGTGGAGATAGTAACATTACTCCCGAAGTCCGATGAAACACTACCGGTCACAGCACCGGACAGCGCTATGGTCCTAGCCGCCTGTAATTTCGTGGCGGTAGGGGCGTTATCCGTCTTAAGAGCGTATTTGGAAAGATCAATATCATTAGCCTTATCCAAAAGCTGCTCTATCTGCTCGCCATTATATTTACCTTGAAAATCTGCCATATCATAATTATTTTTGCCCAAATATAACCATATATATAAGCACCAAGAAATCGAGGGGGGGGTAGATACGGGCAGGTGTTAGAAGCTGCCGTCCCCATGCAGGAACCCGGTACGGAATATAATAGCCTTGTCTTTAAGTTTCTGGACAGACTCCCATTCCCACTCGCCCTCACAAGGTCTTATAACATACTTATTGCCCCAGATCTTGAATTTCCGTTCAATAACAAACATCTCCTTATCGTTAAGGACATGAAAGATACTCCCGACAGGGAAATACTTATCAGTCCTCAATATAACACGATGATGTCTCTCGTCATATTCAGGATCGCCTACGATACGTGCCTTATAAAACTGGAAATCATTCAACGTCTGATCCACGGGATCTATCCAATAATACCCATTACCCATTGCAGTTTGTATTTAATTATCTATATTTGCGGTGTAGTAACTCATAATGTTTTAAGTGATTTTCAACCAAAGGGAAGGGTGTCCGTGAGGATACCTTTTTTCATTCCCGCCCACCCTTCCTATGAACAAAAGATCTACCTCGAACAAATGTAATCATAATAAGGCTACGATCAAAAAGAAACCCTATCGGTATTCTATTGCCGACAGGGTCCTTCCAACGTTGTATCAAACTAAATCATATCACTCCATTTGATTGTGTCACCGACGAAGCACCGCACCGCCAGATACCTTACGAACGCCGTCCCTTCCGGGGCGTCAGGGTCTTCCAGATAAGCCAAGACAGCCTTGACTATTTTCTGGTCGCAATCCAATACCTTAGGAAAGTAGTCGCTATAGAACATAGCGAACAGGTATTGGATATCTCCCCAAGTGGCGTTATCAGGTTTCTTAGCCCCGCATTTATCGAACATCTGCTTAGCGTCCTCCATCGTCCATCTTCTCTTGGATCCGTCGGCGTTAAGCATCTTGTCAGCGGCTTCCCTAGCCAGCTCCTTGGAAAAGTGATATCCATGGGTGTCTATATACCGCTTATAATCCGGGTCATCGGCGTCTGCTCCTCAGTAATAACGACTCCTGCGTCCCCTGCGCATATACGGTTCAGTACCTTCGTACTCGTCACGGATGCCGCGCTCACCGAACCATCCCCTGCGATACATCTCGTCCTCGCGTTCATGGAGTCTCTCACGCTTCTCAAGCTCGCGCTCGTCACGTTCCAGTTCCCTCTCACGTCTTTCAAGATCACGCTCACGGCGTTCTAGCTCATCCATCCTACCGTCATGCTCCTTGCCATAATGGTCATATATTCCACCACCATAACCCATGTAAGTCCCATCCGAACGTCTGCTACGTCCACGGCCGCCTCTACGATCGTAGATCTCGTCATTGTAGTCCTCTTCGTGACCGCCGCCTAAATCTATAACTCTCATCTTAACCTAATTTTTTAATTAACAACTCTTTTAGCTCATCGAAAGAGGATCCCATCCTATCGACTTTCTCCTCAAGATTCTTGATCTTCCGGTCTTGATCCTTAGTCTGCTTAAAAGCCGGATTGATTTCCTCAAGGATCGAATCACAAGCCTCTAGCGTCCTCCTATGCTTATCGATACTATCGAGAATATCGGAGCTGGTTCTCTTAGCGGCGTTAAGCTGGTTCATGATCGGATCGACCGAGCAGGCCAAAGTTATGTTATTGGACATAGCGACATCCCTGCTCTCCGGTACGACGTAGGTCATGGAAGACCCGTTTATCTCCACGGTAAGGTCTATCACCCTATCCTGTAGTTGCTGATATTGCCCCATCTGACCCATCTGGGGTTGCTGGAACCTAGGCTCGGACACGTTAACCACATTCCCCATCCTGAACACCGGAACATCGGACGTATCCAGCGTATATACTTGAAATCCTTTCTTTAAGTCTCTAAACATATCTCGATTTTTAAGCGGGAGGGAATACCCTCCCATTAGACATCCAATCTAACCTATTCCTCATCAACAGTCGTCTCCGACGCCGAGGCGGAAGTTGTAGGCACACAGCAATCCATGAGCCTCAATACACCCCTTACCTTGTTGAAATAAACAAGGCGTTCGGTGTTGTTAACCATAGCCGCTCCGGTCACAGCCACGTTGATCGGATTCACCACAGCCACGCCGGTTACCGGGCAGCATGTGTCATCACCAACCGTGGATACGGTGCTGTTCGCTGGAATAGCTATCTGTACTGGCAATGTCTCGCCTGTTGTCGGAACCACCTGCCGGATTTTCAGCAGCAGAAGGCCCTCGCATGGCAAGGACAGCCATATCCTTGGGTTGATGCCGAAGATGGTGTTGGTAGTAGTCACTACCACGTTCTTCGTGACCAACTCATAAAGAGACCCTATTTTAGAAACACAAGCCATAATAGCCTCCTTCCTTTATAGAGTTAAATAGCGGCGTTTCCGTTGTTGCAGCATCCATTGTTGCACCCACATCCGTAATTACCTCCATAAAATGCTTGACCCCATCCATAAGTCTGGTAAGGAGAGCATGAAGGATAAGCCGGCACAGGGGTAGGTCTCAACTGGTTGATCAAATTCTGAGTCTGTTGCTGAGTCAACGCGGAGGCTTGGTAAGCCGACCTTTCATCACGCAACTGATTGATCGTATTCTGCATCTCACGCATTTCCAATTGACAGAATTTATCATTAATCAAGGTTGTTTGAGCATCAATCTTAGCGCTCAAGATATTGAACTGCGTAGTAGCCTGCTCACGATTGTTTGTCAATCCTTGGTTGATGTTACTCTGAAGAACATTGGTTTGCTCTAACGTCCGTAATTGATTGTCAAAGCCTTGCTGCGTTATCATATTTTGAGTAGCGCACGTGCTTTGGTTGATCAAAGAACTCAAATTGCAGCAGCAAGAGCTAATTTGATTACCGATCTCACAACCTTGTTGCTGTACGGCGTTAATAACAGCCTGAGAGGTCATACCTACCTGACCAGCTACCTTATCGATAGCGCCTTGTACGTTACAGATAGCGCTTTGCAATTGAGTGGTAGTACAGTTCAAGGCGTTAGCGATCTGCTCGATAGCGCTTCTGTTACCTTGGATGGCCTGCATCAGCAACTCACGACCATAGTCGTTATTCAATTGAGCGGGAAGACCATTAGCGCAATTCTCACCACCGTTACCAAAACCATTGCCAAAGCCACGGCCGCCCCATAACCAGAACAGGACGATGATCCACAACCACCAACCGTTAGCCCCGCCGAAACCGTCTTGGTTGTTACGACCGTTCATCAAAGCCGCTACCAAGTTCGGATCCATCTTATTTCCGCCTATTAAGTTGGCGAACATCCCCGGAATCATAGATAATAAACCGTTAGTGGCGCTTCCACTACCGGAACCCATACCGTCTAACAAAACGATTTTGTCTCCACTTGTACCCATGTCTATTTATTTTTGAATTAATAATAACCCCACCTGATGGCGGGCGTTACAAAGTTCAAAAATTAACAGCCCTAAGATCGTGATATGTGTCATCATCAAAGTACTTAATGTCTTGTAAATGGGATTAATAAGAACCGATACAAGACGAAAAATCCGGAGCGTATCACTACGACCCGGATTCATCGCAAATCTATAAAATTCAATGTTTCAATGCTCGAAAGAAAACGTCTCACGACGTCAAAGAGAGATTAACTACACGAAAAATCTCGCATCAACTTATTTGTATTAGCAGTGTATTCATTAACTATCTTGCTGGATGAGGGATCATCCTCTATCCTTGACAGGCGGTTATCGTCACTCCTTACCGTAACATCACCCATCCTTCGTACCATGTTTTCTTGATATGATGATGGATCGGAGTATATAAGATCATCAACGAACCTGTATATCGCACCATCAACCGTCTCACCTACCTTCTCATATAAACCGGATTGGAATGACACGAAATCATCATACCTCCCACGAGCCAAGAACGAACCGTCCGGTCTCGCCTCGACGCCGCCGTTGACCTCCCGGAGCAGGCCCGGATTCCTTTGGTACAGATACCTGTAAAACCCGACATCCATCATCCTATCCTGACCATCCAGATAGAAAAGGTTTCTCATGCTACTGTCACCGGACTCGATAGCCACGTCAAACAGAAGATCCCTTACCTGACCTTCCGGCAACGACATCTCCATGCTTTTTAACGTACCTCTGTCATGGTGGTTCAAAGATACATTATAAAATCCATTAAAATCAAGGAAACGTAAGACATTATTATATAAATCCGATTTTTTTAACCTTTCCTTGATCTGGATCTTCCTCAACGAGGTACAGGATTTGATAAAATCCCGATCCTTTCCCTGCCTAGCCTCGTATCTCCTGAACTCTCGATCAATATCGACATCATCCATCTCAGGAGTCACGGGATGTTGGTATATTAATCTGGTAAGGATCATGTTCTCGGTATTCGAGGATGAGATGTTGGACATAACTAGCTTCTTTATGTTATCCTTGACCACACCAATATCAGAACGGGAAGCCCCGGCGGGAACCACGCCAGCCGGCAAGTACGAGGGCCGCTCTATCCCGATATCGGCCAACATCTCATAGGCCTGATCGGTGTCGGTTATCGGGGCCGTGTTATGGTACGTATTCCTACCCATATACAACATGCTCCTATCATACATATCGGAAGGAGATGTATTCCCGGACCTTACATACACCATCCTATCCCCAGTAGAATAAGTATCCTTAACCTCGTATATCGGGTTCCCTTTTCCTGTTATCCTATCAAGATCGGAGATAAAGCTATCGTATACCAGATTGCCGGCCTGTATGGAAGATAACATGACATCCAGCGATGCCATAAGATCACGGATATCCTCCGGTCTGGATATAACCATCTCATCGCTGATCGCATCGCTTATATCCACGCCCATGTCGGCAAGATCCATGGCTATGCCATACAGACGTCCGGCAACGTCCTTGATGTCCTTAAAATCATCCATATCGATTATCTCCCCAACCTTATCCCTTAGACCCTTCATATCCTTAGGCATACTGATATACGGTATGGTACTATTGAAGTACGAGTCGGTAATCGTATTTCCGTCCTGACTCCGAACCTCCATACGGGTCATATTACGATACGTGTCATACATCCGATCTGCGTAATCCTGATCCTCCTGATACCGGAGTGCCAAGGAAGGGTAGGGGATGGAGGTGAAAGCCTGATCGAACTCCCGGCGGTCGCTGATACCGCCTACCGCCCTCATGATCGTATCCCTTACCTCTATTGGATTCAAGACCTTTCTCTTCCCTAACGAGTCATATGTATCCTCATATATCATATAATCATCACCAAGACCTGACTCGGAGGATAGGAAATACATATCCTTCTCATTAAGATCCCCGTCAGACATAAAATCGACAATCCTCCTCATCATATCCCTTACCCGCTCATACGCTGATCTGTTGGTCATGATATTATCAATCTCATCAGCGTCATACATCCCGGACCTATCAAGATTGTATCTATTGAGGAATATATCACCGCCGGAGAGGAAATTGGATATGATCATATCATTAAGATCATTGATATTATCAACCCCCAAGGAAGTAAGGGTGTTATTGATATCCTTAACCTCATCGGCCATGAAATTACCGACGAAATAGTTCTTCCGCTTGATAAAGGACATGACATCATCATACCTAGGTTCCCCATTACTATCCAGATCATATTCTGATGGCATGGACATCCAATCGCCAAAGAAAGACACGAAGTCGGGGGAGTAGGCCGTACCCCAGACCGATAAGGCCTGCTTCTGGTCGCCAAGCACCTCCATCGCCCTTTGGTATAATCCGGATGGTTGGTTATTAGGGGCAAGGACATTATCTATCCCACCCTCCTTATTTTTTATAACATAACAAGATCTACCCATTACTAAATCGTTTTGACACAAAGATAGAAAATCCCGCCTACTCTCACGAGCGGACGGGACACCAAAATAACAACATAATAACAAACCTTATGTTTCTCCGAAAAGTGCAAATCTTTTTGCCGATCCTCACGAACAGGCAAAAACTCAATCCTAAATTATAAAAAAAATGGAGTTTATCGTTTAGCGAAAATATCTTTATCTGATCTACTCAGAACCCTGCCTTTCAATTCCAAGAACCTAGGCATCCATTCTTTAGATATCTTAGACACAATCCACTGAAATCCCTTAGGAGTCACATAGACAGTATTAGTGCCGTAGAACTCGTCATCATTACGATATCTATAACGAGCATAACCGCCGTCTATCATCCTTTGGGAAAGCAACCACCTCTTACCGGTCTTAGCGAAGAACTTCTTATCCTCAAGCAATATTCGAAGATTCTTCTCCGCTATATCATATCCATGAGCCTCTAGCTTTTCCCGAACCTCTCTGATCAACATATCTGTCTCTTGGGCTATTTCGGCTGCCTTAGCGAACTCAACCATAGGAGCCTGTTCTTTGATAATATTATCAGATATCCTTTTGGCTTCCTCTGCAGCTTTCTTCGCCTCAGCTAACGCACGCTTCTCCTTTTCCGATTTAAGCAAAGCCTCTAATGCCTCTATATAATCAGATGGAAGTTCATTCTTTGATGGCATATTGTTAGATGGCATAGAATAGGAACCTGTTTTTCTAATAGAAGGAAGAACCTCCGATGTTACCCATCTTTTGAATTTCTTAGCAAACTCCTTCTTAGATGACATAATTAAAGTATACATACCAGACTCATTAATAATCTTTATCTGGCTAACATATTGATTGTGAATAGGGGTGGAATCGTAGGCCTCCCTATCTTCTGACAATCTCAGCATTTTACAATCCTCGTCATCTACCAACCTTCTTACAGCATCCCTAGGATCTGCATACCCTAAACATTTAGCTACATCATTACCGACAAACCATGGTTCATGTTTCTCATCCAACAATACTCTCACATCCCCAAAATCAGGATTCTCAAATAATTTTAAATTATCATCCATAATATAAAACAACGAGAGCCACCAGCGTCCGTTACCCCACTGATAGCTCTCATTTATCGCCTACGCCTAAGCGATATTAATATCTTCTTCTGGTCTAGCAACGGATAGACACCGCAAATATAAGACCTTATTTTGAAACTACAAACAAACAGGAGATATTTTTACAAAAAATGTAATCAGCCATATTCCTCTGTCATATATAAAGCGTAGCTATACCTATCCTCTATCATCTCCACCACCTTCTTGATATCAGATAAAGTTAGTTTCTTTATCTCCATATTCCTACTATCCATTCTGACAAAAGAGTTCTTGAACTCCTGCTCGGTTATGGCATCCAACCTAAATAGATTATATTTTATAAGTAACTGGGTTACGTCAAATATCAGGATATTAAGATCAATATCATCCTTCAACTCATCAAGAAGATCACGCATCATGACTTTGATAGCATCAGTATCAAGTTCCAGTTTATCGGCCTCCTTCATCAACTTCTTGATAATACCATTGTGCTCGATTATGATGTTAGCGTTATCATCATCGGTAGGTAGAAGGATATCCATCGTACATTTTATACCAACCTTATCACTAAGTCTTTTATTGAACTCAGTCATATAATCAAAAGCCTGATCCCTGCTTAAGGCGTATGTATGATCAAGCAACTGCTTTTGTCTGACCTTGACAAAATAGTTACTGGTGTATAACATCATCAAGACCTTCACTCGCTGGATGCGTAGGTCTTGCATGATCTTCCGATGTAAAAAAGAATCTAGTTGCATAATATAAAGAGTCCCCACCGGGGCCATCACACACCCGACAGGGACCAACTTTTAAATATCTTACTCGTCAGGTGATGGACTGACGCCGCAAAGATAAGTCAAGATATTTTATTTAGCAAGGATTTTCCGCCTCATTTTCTCCGGATACTACGTTACCGTCGGAAACCAAAGACTTGTCCTCGGCCGCCTTCGTAGGCGAAGCGGAACCCGATTGGGAGCTGGACGGGTTGACGAACGGGGTCTCCGTATCCTCGAAGAACGTCTCATCCCTCCTAATACTCATCCTGAACTTAGGAGCTATGAAAGGATCGTTATTAAGATCAATGTTGATCGTAACGTCATTCATCAAAATATCCTCCTTAGTTCTGGAATCACCTATCCATCCTCTTACATCAGCGGTCATAGGCATCCTGCTAACCGCTTCCTTGACAGCTTCAAGCCGGCCTTTGATAACATCCACATCTCCCGCCAGCGGAATCATATATGTCTTATTATCCAACCCGGATCTGGCTATAGCGTTATTAAGATCCATTATATCATCAATACTTACGCCTCCGCCTAGACCCTCCGTAATCCTATCAGCCATCGATTCGATCATGGATGAAAATGACGATATATCCTGATTTTTCAATCTTACGGGGTACAGGTAATTTCTTCCATTTCCTGTCTTTATAGCTACGACCGGAATACGTGAATTTTTATAATCACCATACTTGTCCCTGACGATAGCCGTACAGAACGGGAATATATTATACTTAATATCATCCCTCATCGTAACCTCCCCATTCTCTATATATCCTACGCTCTCGACCTTACCAGCCGTCTCGTTGGTAAAGTCATTCTCGGATACCATCAACGTCCCATTATCATCACTTATGCTAAAATTAGGTCTTCCCGGCAAAACACTGGTGACTGTGCCTACGAACGGTATATCAATCTCACCCGCGACGGATCCTACATTATCCCTATACAACTCAAAGGCCATACTCCTTAAATCAGCGTTACTCCCTTTTGAGTCTGGATCATTGGCTTTTAGCACCGAGACGAAATTGCCATCGCTATCCACGATCTTAATAACCATATTATCAACCAGCTCTCTGTAAGCCGACTTAGTCTCATCAGAATTAGGATCAACGGCGTTAAGACTATTGTATTTATCATACAGTCCCTTGGTGTATGGATCTGACATATCCATCTTAAACCTTACCATATCACCCTTGCGAAGGCTAGCCGCTGCTTCCTGATTCACCGACTCGTTGTTAGACCCAAACGTATCACCCGTGTAATAAGGAACAATAGACCCATCCTGCCCCTTGCGATACACCATGAACCAGTTGGAGGTCGATAAGGCGGTCTGCCGCCCCAATATGACACCGGTAGCGTTCTCGAAAGCCTGAGCGTCATCCTCGCTAATCATCCATCTTGAGTGGTTATTCGACTCTATAACAGTAAATATGTCGGTTCCGTTGGTGAAATCCATCACCCTTCCATTATCAGTATCAGTGGCATCAGATCTTTTAAGCCCAAGACTGTCCATAAACCTGTCAAGTCTCATTCCGCCAACTTCATAATACATAACCCCACCGATCTCTCTCTTCTGAGCCATCAACACCACCGGATTCTGGGCGGCGTTAACTTCCGTCCTGCCGGTGGATGTCCCGGGTTCGCTCTCTGTGAGGACATCACCCATAGGTATGGATTTATCGTAATCCTTGACAGCTATACTTCCGTTATCATACAACCTCATCCATTCCACGAATTGAAGAAGAGGCCCATCGGAATAATTATTGATAATATCAATAGCCTCATTAAGCTTATCCTGATCAATCTCATTGCCATTGTCAGCCTCATTCATAAGATCATTATAAGTCTTTATAGCTTCTTTGATCTGATCCTGATCAAGACCATTGATATTCATATCTACAATATCATCAACAGCGTCCTTGATATTATCATAAATATTATCATGGATCTTCAATCCATCTATTATCGATCTAGCCTTATTGATCCTTGAAATAGGATTATCCCCAAACCCGTTAACTAGACTATCGACACGAGGCTTGTTATTATCATATATCTGTCTCTCCCTAGGAGATAAGACATCCTCATTACCGTTCCATATCTTTATAGCTATATTATTGATTCTATCGTCAGAAGGATTTATGATATCCTCATCATCAGGAACCCTCTCGACTATATTACCTTCATCGGTCTTAATCTCGTTCTCCATAGATCTGGCTATCATATGATTATATGTCTTGAACATAAATGCCTCATCCTCCCCTATAAGACCATCTTGGTAAGCCTTGTCTATAGCTTGGTCGTTGGCGTAAAGATCATTGGCATCAGGATTATCAGTATTCCTGAAATCATACTTGCTATCATCCTCCTCATAAGTCTTACCCCATACGTTCGATAATATCTTCATGAACCCGCGCTCCTGCGCCCGGATGAATCTTCTGTCACGCATACGACGAAGAGACTCGTTTATATTCTTATAAGCCACAAGATTATGACGATACTCACTAAGCAATGCCATAGCCTCCTTATAATTATCAACCCCACGGATAGATACGACGTTCTCAAAATCAGCTATAGTATCATAAGCCGCCATAAGATCAGCGGCACTGATCCTTGAATCATTTCTATTTAAGAACAACTTAGATATATCAGCCTCTGAGTTAATTAACGTAGTTAATTTCCTCTCCAATGCGATCCTATCCTCTGTTAATTTAAGAAGCCTATCATTCTCCTTGACCAACTTAGCCTTATCAGATTCAAGAGCGTCCTTCGACGCGACACTTTGTTGAAGCCTCAAGATATTCTTCTCCATCCTCTGTATATCATCCGTAAGCTTCCTGAGTTCTTCAAGATCCCTGCTCGAATCAGGATTAAGACGAGAATATATATCAAGAGCGGGGCCTATATCCGTATTGTATATCCTTCTTAACTGATTGGCAATATCGTTCAAATTATCCTTCGCCTCAAGGCCATTATAAGCCATATTGGAGATATAGGCGTTAAACGACCTATTGGATATACCATCGGTAAGGGAGTCGGCGAATCTGTTGGCCATAATGAAATTATCCACCTTCTTATTAAACTCGTTGACAAGATCGGCTTTATACTCATTGACCTGCTCATCCGTCATATTCATATCGGACGCTATATCGCTATTAGGTATGGACTCCACGACTGTCCTGAAATTCTCCTTGGTATCATCCAGCATCCCCATCTCCGAATCATAACGGAGACGATTGAATACGGCGTCACTGAAATCCTTGTTTATAATCCTATCATTACCCCCATATGATGTATCTACGCCAGATAATTGAGCGTTAAGAGCCATACTGCCACGAATAGCACGGACAGCGGCGGTAGTCAAGGCGCCGGCATTGGTGTTGTAGGCCTCCACCATCCCCTTGTTCCGGGACATGTCTTGGCTCCATTCCCTTATACCTCCAAGGCTTTTCCCACCCATAACCGATCCGATAATCATACCGATGCCGATCTCCTTCCAGCCTTGGCTAGATCCGTATGTCTCCTTGAATCCGTTCTTTATAGCTTCCATATAACCTATATTCTGACGGATGGCCATAGGATTATATCTTGATTCCACCCAATCCTCCGCGGACTTACTGGACACACCTTGAAGACCCTCCTCGAACAAACCCTCAGATACCGGTCGCTTGATGATATTAAACGTATTACCAGCTATTTTCTGCCATTTCTTTGGTGTTATAGCCCTTAGTGCACCGTTGTCCATTCTCTCGGCTCCTACGCCAAATATATTGCGTTTTATAAACTTGTCTACACCAAGCTCCATACCAAACATATCACCAAACATAGCTATGTTGGATAATGATAATATGCCGACATTTGCGGCGAATACGGCGTTAGCGGCATTGGCATTGTCAGCCCTGAACTTCATAAGCTCCTCATATGGGACTTCCCTCCCATAAGCGTTACGATAAGATTGCCTGAAGTTCTCCTCGGCCTCCATCAACATACTTCTGGCTTCCACTGAAGCTTCCCATGAGGTAGACGTACCAAGAAATAGGGCGGTATCCAGCCCCTTGCCTACCCTCTGCCCTATACGGGCGGCCCTAAGGTAAGCGCCGAATGCTTTCTTGGTGTCCGAAGCGGCCTTGCCTATCCTAGCTAAAGCCACCCCAGCCCTAGCTCCGGTACGAGCAAGGTTCATCAGGCCGGCCCCGGAATATACGGCGGATGATAACATGGCACCAGCGGTAAAAGCCAGACCCGAAAGGAAATCGTTAGTCCAGAAATTAGCAGTTCCAAGACTACGAAGAAATCCCATATCTCTCTCTTCTTTATCATAATAATGAGCGAGCCTATAATCTCCTCGCTTATCCATATCATCTAACCAACGAGTAAAATCGTTATTGAAAACGGATTCAAATTTACCTTTAGTGACTCCCTCGTAAATACCATAAAAAGGCTGAATAATACCTCCTATACCATACAAAGCCGTCTTATAAACAAATTTACCCAATCCCCTAAATATCTTCTCTCCTGTACCTTGATTTCTAGCTAATCTGGAATCATTATCAACGCCAGCCTGAAATGACTCGTATTTAGGTATCCAAGTTCCATCACTTAATTTAAATCTTGATTCATCAAGACCTATACGAGGACCGGACACATCAAACCTACCAGATGGGATACCATTACTAATAATACTATCCTCAGGAGTTTTAGCCCTTAAATCATCATAATAAGACGATTTAACACGTCTTTTTATTCTTTCTGATAAAGCTGGTATAGCCTTTTTAGAATCATCGACCAAAGAATTTGGATCAAGGTTAGGTAAAGGTGGATTGTTTATATCGTCACCTAATGAACTCGGATATACACCAACTGCCCTTATCTCCATTGGATCCATAACCGGATACCCATGCTTTTGAGCTATATCCCTACCATCGGGTAAATTATTATTGCTCGTTTCCATTCCTCTTTTTATTTATAATATCCATTACCGGTAACATAATATTATACAGATCCTCATTAATATCCTTCCTTCCAAAAGAACTATTCACAGAATTAGCCTCTTTAGTCATAGCCTCTTTAAGAGCCTCCACCAAATAAGCCTGAGGAGCTATATTCATAACCTTAGCTATATTATCAGCGTAATCAACACCTTCTTTATCTATAGTATATAAAGGGTTGTTAGAAGGATCACCTCCATAACCTTTCTTATATATCTTAATCTCCACACCATGCCGTCCATACCCTCGATCATATCCCTCAGCCTTGACCTCATAATTGCTAGATCCATCTATAACCGCAGATATTATCATAGACATATCATTATGATAATCATCCGGGAACAAAGGCAAAACAAATGAGCGTATATCATCTTTAGCGTTATCAGCCGTAGCGTAAGAACCAAGACCTAAATCGGCTACCGATCTCCCATAAGCCTTATCGGAGGCAGAAGAAAACCCTGCCCCAGACACCCTCGACTTGTATGAGACTGACGGGATATTTCTTAACTTAGTATAGGTAGTAAATCCTATCCCTGCCAAATCCTGTTCTGATACTTGAACCCGTTGAGCCTTATCCTCTCCTGCATCAGCTATTATCCACCAATTATTATCATCACCCTGTTCAACGGACAATGTATGAGATCCTTCTTTTTCATCTAATTTCAATCCGGATCTATTAGCTAAACTATATATACTATTATATAATCTAAATTCCTCCGAATTGGATTTTGCCCTCTCATTAAAAGTCCATCCCTTTCTTCCGAACTCATCATACCTAGATTCTATATACCTATTATAAGCATCATCCATATCATCAAGAACCCTGTTGATAGGACCTGAATTAGACCATTTATGAGCAAATGGAGAACCCATTTCTCTATTTATATTTCTTAACGTGATATAAGCCAGATTAGCCTTATCTTTATCTCCATCAAACCTAACTAACAGTCTATCCCATGTCTTATTATCAGTAATATTATCCTTCAATGCATCGTCTAATTCATCCACGGTAAAATCTGTACCCAAAGATTCATTTATCTCATCTAATATCAATTCAGCCTTACCCACGTCTATAACACTCCTTCCTTCTATCAATCTGCCTTGACCAGAAGGATCGTAAGACGGTCCTATAACATCTGAGACAGTATCGACCAATCTTGACATCAAAGAAGAGACTTTAGCGGCAGTAAAAGGATTGACGGATTTACCACCCATACGAACAGATGATAATCTAGACATATCACCTACATTGACATTCTCTCCATTATCTAGATAAATATCCATGCCAGGGTTATTTGATATTTCCTCCATAATGGCGTTATCAAGATTCTGAGACACTTTTTTCCTGGCATCCATAGCTCCGTCATAAATGGAATAATATGAATTTCTTTGGTCATACGCCTCTGCAAGATCCTCATAAGCCTTCTTCGCCTTATCAGTCTTCAAACCATCATACTTAGCTCCATTATTATTCATAATGAATTTCATGACGGCATCTTGATGTGACATACCCTTAAAATCATCGGGGTTATTATCTATATAAGCATTTATATTAGACATCACATTGTCACCTATAGCATTTGCCAAAACATCAAATTTAACTTTTATACTCTCCCTGTTAGAAGCGATATTATCCATCAACCTTGTTGATGGTTTTACCTTTTCTTGCGCAATAGGGACAGTATACGATGTCCCTGGAACACCAATAGATACTGACCCTTTCATTCCACTTCCTCCTCCACCTATAGCCCTAGCCCATGCAGCATCAGCCTTTGATTGTTCTATCTTAAGCCTTTCCTTATCCATTTTTTGATCCCACACGAACTTGGCATTGCGAGCTAATCTCTCATCTTCTTTATAGTAATAATCATCAGCCTTGCGGATGACAGATGAATTATTATAAGACCATCTCATAGCTGCCCCCCTAAGAAACTCCTGTTGAACCATAAAGGCCCCCGCTCTTTCTGCATCATAATTAGGTCCTATAAACGAATTAGCCTCATCTATGAAAGTCTGTTTCTGATTACGTAAATCAGCCAAACTAGTCTCAAGCATTAATTTACGATTAGCATCATTACCAACACCCCCTAATTCCGCCTTTATAGCTTTTTCCTTAGCATCAAAATCATTCACATATTGTTGAATAAAAGCAGAGGTAGATTGTTGATTGAACATATGAGGATTGGTGAGAGCCATGTATTGACCTTCCAATTGTATTTGAGCCTTAGCGTTTTGGGACATACTGGATGCTATAATATTCCTTATCTCAGAATACCCCATCTCATCAATTGTCTTTTCAATAATCTCTCCCGTTCTCTCGCCCTTATCATTGAGAACCGGGATCTGTATTTTCTGGCCCTTATGCTTGGTCAAAAAATCCTTCACCTTACCATCTATCTCAGCGTTATAATCCGTATATGGAGTGTAATGAAGAGGTTCTAATCTAGTTCCTACCTGACCATCATTCAACCATTTATAATAAGGCATAAGAGCCATTGATTCATTTATGGGACTATACATCTTAGGATTATTCAGCTTCATATCCTCTAATTTAGTAGATAGTTCCCTAAACTCACGCGTTCCAGCGATGGCGTTCAATACACGGGTATCTAAAGCCTCTCCAAGACGGGCTTGTATACTTCTAGCTATACCATCAGAAGCTAGATTGGATTTACGATACACGTTATTCACATCCTGTATCAATCCATTTAATCTATTCTGAAGATATTCCCTATCCTGAGGTTTAGCTATATCAGAATTAATAATATAATCAGCGTACTCATTAATAGCTTGCCGATTCGTATCTATCTTCTGTTGCATGTATCCCATACCCTGCATCATGACATCCATGTTGTAGGGTGATACGTACTTACCGTAATTCCTTAATATACTGTATTGTGAAGCCATCCTTTATCCTTTCTTGCTTTTAGTTACTTCCTGAGCGGGATATAATCTCCTATAACTCAATATATCTCCTTGAGGATCAGCGATCAACTGTCCATTAGGGCCAATCTTTACATCCCCGAATATAGACCTTAATGTATTCATGGTCGTAGCCGTATTCCACTTCTGTTGGATCTCGTCATTTACGCTATCAAAATACCTAGCCCAGTTCTCGTCAGTATTAGCCAAAGCCTGTAATATCCGACTTTGATAACCCTGACGTTGAGCTATATTCTTATCATACGTATCAGCCCAAGTACGGGCGTTTACATTATCAGCCCAAGTCCTTTGAGCCACATTCCCTTGTTCTACCTCATTTATATACTTACCTATATTGGAACTCATGATAGCCTGTAAATTGGAAGATAAAGCCCCTCTCTGGGAATCCGGGACATTACCCATCTGATCCAATTGTGATTGGAAAGCACGATTGGTCTCAACCATATACTGATCAGCCGATCTCAACACCGGATCCACGGTAGGAGCGTAATGTCTTTCCAGACCTTCTGTTGTCACGGCTCCTGGGGTCATCCTGAACACCTCAGGGAAGTCAAGACCGCCACCCACTATATTCCTGCCTCCATTGCCGCTGTTCGACTTACCGGCATTTGTGTTGGTCTTAGGGAGTGTATTGGGATCAATCAGCTCAGGCATATCCAGTTTAACATCAGGTTCCTCCACATCACCTATATCCATAGGACCGGGAGCCACCTTATGAGGATCAAGTATAAAATCAAGACCTTCCATTCCTTTCATGGATCTCAATGCCTGCATCTTAAGCATATCCTCCCCAAGTATCTTATTAACGACATCCTTGTTCTTGTCAGAGAATAGTTGGCTAAAATGGGTGATACCGGCATCATTAAGAGCCTTATGCTGTTCCTCTGTAACAACGTCTAGACCGATCATAGGGCGAGATGAGGAGTATTGACCAAACTTGTTGTCTCTCATCCTGTCATGATATGCGGCTTTCTTGTCTTCTGGATAATTCCCTTGACTATCCTCACCGCCAAAAGAAACGAGCGTCGTGTAATCCCGAAGCGCCTCTGCGTTGGCGATGATCGAGTTCTCAGCCGTAGCCAAGCCCATCCAGCCACTCATCTGCCCGTAGATAGCGTCCTGTAGCGCCCTAGCCTTAGTATTGCCCGTGGCATTCATATAAGCCTCATAAGCGACAGGATTAAACGTCTTATAATAATCCAGTCTCTCATCAGCGTTAATGCCGCCATAAGAACCGTCCTGACCCTGACGTTGATACCCAAACGTATTATCCTTATTATTGTACTTATTCTCTACAGGGCGGAAAGTAAGGAGATAATCGAATAAAGAGCTACCACCTTTCTCCATCTTCTGACGAATACCAGCTACTTTCTTAAGCAGCTCTTTCTTAGCCTCGGCTACATCATCTTCTGTAAGACCATATTCTTTCATGGATCTGGATATGATGTTATCTATCTCCCCACCCTTGGCGAAATACGTATCCTCATCCTTCTTCATCTTCCGGTCTTCCTGCTCCTTGTATATGACATTAGCGAAGTCCGTAAATCTCCCCTCTAATCCATTAACCGTATCGTTACTATCATTTATAACCTTAGATAATACGGAGGCGTTTAAACGCCTTGTATTCTCGTCATCTATCTTATCGTTTTTCTTCAGCTTCTCCAGCGCCTTTTTCTGATCATCGTAAGCCGATTTAAGACCGATCTTAGCCTTATACCTGTCCATTAACGTAGCATACGTATCCTTAGGCGTGGCTTTGATCCCATACGTATCTCTGATGTATTTAGCGAAATCCGGCTCTATGGTTGTGTCGTCGGTAATAACCTTCGTTCCCTGCTCCAAGGAAACGGGGGTTCCACCATCGGCGTGCTTCTGCCCCATAGCCTCCATCGGCGCCTCTCCGGGCTGCGTCACGTACTCACCCTTCTCGACCTCTACGTTGGCTTGATCTTCCATCGACTTAGGTAACGGATACAGGTACTCACCGGTAAGGCTTCCGCTATCGAACCTATTATTAGGTCCTAGATAAACACCCCCACCATCCTTGTACTGCATCTGGGATTGCCTTCTTTGTCTGGCCTCACGCTCCTGAGCCAACCTGATATTAGTACGAGTACCTTTCTCTGACGCTATCCCAGAAACCACGTTACGAGCCAACCCCATGATACCACTAATTCCTGAGGCTATGGTGGTTATCGTATTAGCTGTTTTAGCCCCGGTGGATAAATCTCCATATCCCTCGCTTCTCATACGCCCTATACCACGACCCATCTGAGTGAATCTAGACCCTATATCATCAGCGCCATAGTAAGGGATGGTAGTAAAATCAAAAACATCCGTCTCGCCTGAACCGGTCTTAGACTTATCAACATCGTTAACAGTTATGTTATTAAGCGTAATACCATTGTCCTGATAATTCTCAGCTATACGTTGCAAACTACCCTTGAAGCTAGCCGGAAACACATTATCCTGATCAAAAGCATTAGCATATTTAGTCCTCAACTGATCTGGAGTATCCAAAGAATATATCCCTAGCGGATTGACCGGCGCGGGTAATCCTTGGTTGGTATTCACCAAAGGTTCTATACCTAACCCTTGTATACCGTCCATATTACCAAGCATATACGACCCGACTTCCCCGGCCTCTTGATATTTAGGTATCTTCCT